ATGGCTAGCATCTCTCCTGCAGGAGTCGCGTTCAAACTTGCTAAGAAAGCCGTTGGTGGGATGCATGATGGTGTCAATAACCCACCATTCCCCTCTAGAGAAGGACTGAAAATAGGAAAGTCTCTGGGCATTGGGTTTATTATGGGAATTGCGGAAATCGGACCACAAGCATCCAAGACGGGATCATCAATAGCAAGAAATGCAGTTTCTGCATTAAGAGAAGGTCTTTCTGACATCTCAGGTATTGGCAACATGAATCTAGATAGTTCCCCTGTAATCACACCCATATTAGATCTTTCAAACGTTAAGAATAAATCTTCAGAAATAAATAGCTTATTTGGGGATCACCCACTATCGGCTAAGACCTCTTACGCATCTGCATCCTCGATAGCACAAGATACTCAGACTAATCGGGAGTCGGAAGATACACAAACTAAAGACAGTGAAGAGCGAACCTTAGTCTTTAACCAAACCAACAACTCACCAAAGGCTATTAGTCCGGTTGAAACCTACCGAAACACTAAGAGCCAAATTTCACTAGCCAAGGAGGCTCTTAGTACATCATGAAGTTCACAAGTATTAACCTCGTTGGCTTGACTACAATTGAATTACCAATAATAGGGGCCAGCATGTCTGATCCCTATATTTTAAAAACGGCCGATGGTCTTGGGCCTCCTGTGGTCGACGTCTCTATATCAAATACTCTTTTTCAGGGTGGTATTTTTCAGGGAAGTCGACCACAGAACCGAGAAATAACCATGTTGGTCAAAACAAATCCTAACTATAGTATCAACCAAACGTCAGAAGATCTTAGAACTGAACTATACGGTCTGTTAACGCCAGGTCTATCAGAAGAAATTATATTTGAACTTAGAAACAATGGCATTTTGGTTGCAACAACAAGTGGATATATAAAAAGAATCGAACCAAGTCTGTTTAGTAAAGAACCACAAGTTCAAATCGTTCTAAGTTGTCTTGGGCCATATTTCACAAATATGGATGGTATAAATCAAGACCTTGGAACTCTAAGTAAATCAGACCCAATAATTGAAAATGTTGGAACGGCGTCGTCTGGGTTTTATATTAAACTCACATTCACGTCTCCGGTATCTAGTTGGACAATTTACAATGAAGACCAAAGTAAGAAAATGTTGTTGGAAAAATCTTTTATAACTGGAGAAAGTTTAATTATAGATACTAGGTCTCGTTACAGAAGAATATACAACATAAAAAGTGGGACAACATACACCATGCTATACGCACTAAGTTCAGACTCAGATTGGCTTAAATTACACGGTGGGGTAAATACGTTCTCTACCTCGTCTCAAAACTTCAATTGGGATCAAGTTTATTTTAGACCACAATATTGGGGTGTTTAAAAATGGATGTTATGAAATTAGAATTTGACACTTATTTACCCGTGTTGGTAGTGTCTGGATATAGCTCGATGATTTGGACTGAGCGATTTAAGGGCGCAGGGGAATTCGAGATGGTTACCCCAGACATATTGAAAATGCGAAACCTCATACCGGAAGGTAGTTTAATAACTCTTCTAGAGACCAATGAGGTCATGATCGTTGAAACTTACGACATTAAAAAAGATGACGACGGAAATGTGTCAGCTGTAATAAAAGGTCGTTCTTTCGATACAATTCTAGAAGATCGAGTTTGGTATTCAAAAGAACCTTCTGGTAAATTTCGCTATCCAGGACAGGTGATTGGTGGATACACTCGTGATGAAGCCATCTTCGCTTGGATTTGGAATGTTATTTCTAACTCATACTTAAGCTCATCTGGAGATATTCTAGTTCATTCTACACCGAACAGCATAGTTGGAGTCTTACCAAATGTCTCCCTCTCAGATGCAACATATAGTACTGGTGGCAGATTCACATATTTCTTTGAGACTGGAGAAATCTACAGTAGGCTAACAAAGTTTCTAGCAGGGAACAGATTTGGAATTAGGGGTGTTCGACCCAACGACGAACCAACCACATTAATATCCTTTGGTAAGTTCGGCGACATCATTAGAAACACGGGCGCAGTAACTAACGATATGCGACTTGAGTTGTACCAGGGGTACGATAGGTCCATAAACCAATCGTCAAGAGATCGTGTTATATTTAGCTACGATGCCGGAGACATTGATAACCCCAAATATCTGATTTCGAATAAAAACTTTGCTAATATTATTATTCTATCAAGCACAAGAGATACCAGAACCTATTATGGTTCTGGGGACAATGATATTAGAGGTCTTGATAGGCGAGAAAAGTTCATTGACATGGGTGATTTCGGTTTTGAAGGAACCACTTGGGAAACAATAACACAGTCCGCATATAATGATCTTATGGACGATAGAGGTGCGGAAGAACTCGCTGATCGAAAAAAAACAGTGTTTATGGAGTTTACGGTTTCGCCAAACGCTAAACATGTATATGGTGTAGATTACTTTCTAGGAGATAGAGTAACTGTCAATGCGGAATACGACTTTCAAGAAAGAATGTATGTCACAGAATACATTAGAACTGAAGATGAAAGTGGTGACTTTGGATATCCATCATTAAAAGCAAATCTTTAGGTAATGAATGAGGGAGGTGCTCGTTACCGATGTTGAAGCCTTGGCAATTTAATGTGCTTTTTTTTGTGGGGGTAGGAGGAGCTATCTTCCTTCTAATCGGCCCAGAGTTTGGATTACAAGTTAGCGAAAACCCAACCGCGTTTGCTGGCGTTGGTACTATTCTAACTTATGTTCTTACTCAGAAAAAAACACTAACAAAAAACGATAGTAAGAAAAAACCGAAAAAGAAAGGGGAGAGTGAATCATGAATTTCGATGATCGGCTGTCCTATCTATTAATCGGTTGTCTGATTGGATTCTTTCTAGGGTATGTAATAAGACATATTCAAACCATTGAAAAGGAGATAGATGACATTATGGGTAGTCGTAAGTCCGAAACCAAGTCTGGTAACGGGTCATACATAAATAATGTTGCTTTATTGATGGTGGTTCTACTTACAACTTTCGCAGCAGTTTCTAGTCAAAAAGCAACCAACGGTTTCGAGAGCACACAAGACCAGCTTGCCAGAACCACAAGTTGTGACCAGCAATTCCTAACCAAGACTATTTCGACTCTGAATGAAAGAGCAGAATTCACTACTAATCGTGCTGTCGCTAATATTAATCTCCAAAAAGAGCAAGCACAGTTTCTTAAGGTTGCAGTTCTCGAAGACGTTAAAACATCTACGATTAGAGCTTCGCTAACATCATATTTGAATAGTCTAAATCGTTATGTGGAAGCGTCGTCAAAGTATTCAACCTCTCGACGAGCTAATCCATACCCAACGACCAGTCAACTTAAAGATTGTATAATTAACAGCAAGGAGATAAAATGAGTAGCAACGAACAAGAAGAAGTCAAAAAAGATTATATTTTAAGCAATAAACAATACGACCGTTTGAAGGTTCTTGCTCAACTAATTCTCCCTGGTACAGGTGCTCTGTATTTTGCACTTGCTGGCATTTGGGGTCTACCAAAAGCTGAAGAAGTCATCGGAACAATTGCTGCTATAGACGTGTTCCTCGGGTTGTTCCTGAGTCGAGCCTCTTCGTCATATGACACCAGTAGCGGAAAGTACGATGGATTCATTGATGTGGATACAAATGAAGACGGTGAGCCACATGTCGCTACCATGCAACTCACCAAGTTAGAAAACCCAAATGACATTGTAAACCTTAAGCAAGTGACATTTAAAGTCAATTCGACTAGACAATAGTGAGTCGCAAGGGTTACATCTCCTATAATGAGACCGACCACTAAGGAGACTAAATGTTCACCCAGAAGGCCACGTATCACAGTCCCGAACTCCAGAAGAGAATCGATGAAGTGATCCAAGAACTCGACAAGTATACCGCAGAACAATCCGAGTATGCCACCATCGTCGGTCAGCTAAAAGAGCTATACGCACTTAAGGAATTAGAAAAGCCTGAGTACGTTAGCATCAATACGCTGATCGCCGTTGGTGGGAACCTCGCGGGAATTCTGCTGATTGTCGGATTCGAACGATCCAACATCCTCACTTCGAAAGCTCTGAGTCTGTTGCGAAAGCCCTAGCCGAACCAAGAACCCCAAACAGAAGCTCAAAATGGGAGTAGATCGTGTAAGAACGAAATAATAACTCTTACACGGTCTACTACATTTTGCTTAAATTCTACAAGGGTTCTAATTTTTTTGCCTAAATTTCCCGCGGAGGAATTTTCTGACAAACAATCGCAAATTTTACAACCCCTATAATGAGACCCCCAACCATTTACCAAGGAGCAATTATGCACCGCATGGACAAGATCAACCTCAAACTCAACCGAATCAAGAATCACGTTGCACGCCAGAAGGCTGCGTACGCTTTTGGTGCTGTCGCCATTGGCGCCATCGCCTTGCAGCAGCGCAACCTCAAGTCGTTCTACGAATTTCTCGAAGAGGAAGGGATTGACCCAATCAAGTTCACCTGCCCAGAATACTTCGCTGAAATGAACGCCTGATCTCAAAGCTAAGACACCACAACACGGTGTTTTAGTTTTTGTCTCGCAAGAAATACAAGTGATATAATAGACCCCTACATCACTCACAATAAGGAAACCCATCATGCCATACGCAATCAAGGTTACCGAAGAAACCATCCCAAACATCAATCGTATTGCTGATTCTTGTTCGATGAATCTTGACCATCTTTCAGATGAAGTGGAGTACTATGCCGAAAACGGCGACGTGCTTTACCTCATTAAAGATGGCAAGATTCAAGACAACAACATCACGTTCACGACTATGATCGCTGACGATTTCTTCCGTAACTGGAATTTCATTGGTCCAATGAACACCACCGAATTTGCTGAAATCGAAAGAGTCTGAAAAATATAGAGCCAACTAACAAGGGCTCTGTATTTTGCCTCGCAGAAAACACACTCCTTATAATGAGACCCCAACTAAGGAGACGTCATGTTTAAGAACAAGACCATCCAGATGAAGCTCGTCAAGACCAACACTCTTGAGGACGACAAGACCATCAACAACTACAACCACTACGAAACCCCGAAGTCCAAGAACGTTGTTGTTAGCCTCGCCGCTCTCTACGCAGTCAAGGTTGCTGTCGACACTTCCTCTAAGATCGCACTACACATCGCCACCAAGTAACATCTCAAAACTACCAGACCACCAACACGGTCTTTTAGTTTTCGCAAGAAACACAACCCCTACCTAAGGAGATATCATGTTTGTAAAACTCCCATCACTTCCAATCTTGGCCGCTATTCAAGACTCATCTGACGATGTGTATATTCGTTCCGATGGTCACCAACTTTTTGTTGTTGGCCCCGACGACGTTCTCTACATGTTCATAGTTGAAGAGAATTTGAATGAGCTATCCGAAGCGCGAGTGAACGAGATTCTACAAAGAGAAATTCTAGCAAGTTGATCTCAAAGAGTATAGATCACCAACAAGGTTTATATTCTTTGCCTTCGCAAGAAACACAACCCTTGTAATGAGAGATAGACTAAATATTCCGACCCCTGGATAAAGCTTACCCCCAAAAGCCATAATTAGAAAACACCTACTCTTATTTTTGCCTCGCAAGAAATACAACCCTTGTAGTGAGAAGAGACGCCTTACCGCGTTCTGAGACACGAATGTGTAGGTTCGAATCCTACCCAGAGTAATAGCACGGACCAAACAGCTATTTAACGCGTCAGCTTTCGTTGGGCTGACTACCTCTTCTTATATTTTTTGGCTTTTTGAAACCTATAGAAAGGAGACCCCTATGCGAAAATACGGACTTTTTAGTTTTGTTTTTGATGTCGCTATGTTTTGGGTCACATGTGGCCTGTGGCTTATTTGGATCTTTGTTCGGGAAGTTCGAGGTAAACGATGAATGATATTTTAGCTCAGTTTACCTTGTACGCTGGAGCAGTGTTTGGCGTTGCTTTCCTTATCGCGCTAACTTGGTTAGTGTTCTCGATTATCAAAGATATTTTGGAAGAGAACAAAAAGCCTAAGGTCGCACCGCCATGGTACCCAGTGAATAAAAGAGACGAAGAGTACGAAAAAGACCATCCACAAATGGTTTACGATTACAAAAAGGAGGCGCCAAATGACTTTACATGACTTAGCCCGAAAGTCCAATAAAGCTTTGTCAGACAATTCGCCAGCACTACTGACTGCGATTGGCGTTACTGGTACGATCACAACATCATATTTGGCTGGGAAAGCATCTTTTGAAGCCGCGCATGTCTTAGACAATGAGTCTGCAGGCCAGAACGTTGACGTATCTTCCTTCACCCCTCAGGAGCGCATTAAGCTTGTCTGGAAGCTCTATATTCCAGCTGTTGGGGCCGGTACCGTCACTGTCGTGGCGATCGTCTCAGCCAACCGTATTGGCTCTCGTAGGGCTGCTGCAATGGCGTCCGCGTTTGCCGTTTCTGAGCGCTTCTCTCAAGAATACAAAGATAAGGTCATTGAGAAGCTCGGTGAGAACAAAGAACGAGTCCTTAGAGACGAGATTGCACAAGATCAGATCGATAGAAACGAGCGAGTCGATACTGAAGTAATTCACTCATATAATGGTGAGATGCTATGCTATGAGCCGTACACCGGAAGATATTTCAGAAGTAGTATTGAAATTCTAAAGAAGGCTCAGAACGATACTAACTATGTCGTTAATAATCATGGGTATGCGTCGTTGAGTGACTTCTACAACAATGCGGGCATCCCAACAACATCTATATCTGACGAACTTGGTTGGAATAGTAACAAACTGATGGAACTCACGTTCTCGACAGGTATTTCTACTGCTGGAGAACCATGTCACTCGTTTTCCTATCAAGTTGAACCCATTCGAAATTTCTACAAAGTCCACTGAGAAGCGTTCGACGGTTGGGCATTTTGAACCTAGAACGCGATTGTAATTAGTATCGCAAGAAATACAACCCCTCTAATAGAGACCATCTAACCCAAGGAGAAATCATGCCCGAAAACGCCAAGAAGATCACCGATGCCCCAAAGAGGAAGCTTACTCTCAACACGCCCATTGTCCGCAATGTTGCACTCGTCGCTACAGGCGCCGTCGCAGCTGTTGCAGTCATCGCCGTGTTGAAGAAGGCTCCTGCACTTGAAGTCATCGCAACCGTCGAAGACGTTAAGGCCTAATCATCCCCCGATGAAGGCTCAACAAGAAAAAGGCTTTGTACTAATACTACAGAGCCTTTTTCTTTTCACTTTTTAGAAAAGGACCCCAGCAAATGATCAAAGAAACAATCCAGTACGACACTCTCAACGATGAGACAGTCTCTGAAGAGTTCTATTTCAATTTCACAAAACTCGAAATTATCGAGATGGATATGGAATTTGAAGGAGGGATTGGAGGAATCGTTGAACAACTCAAGTCCACCCAGGACGGTAATCAGGCATATAAACTTTTCAAGAAGATTCTTCTTTCAGCGTATGGCATGAAGTCTTTGGATGGCAAAAAGTTTATTAAGTCCGCCGAGTTTACAAACGATTTCGAGTCTTCCCCAGCACTTGGTGAACTAGTCTTTAGCTTTCTGAAGGACCCAGATAAGGGCGCACGGTTCATCGAAGGATGTCTGCCCGCTAAGCTTGTGGCTCAGGTTCGAGATGAGCAGGCTAAACAGGAGCATCAGCCAGAACTCCCCAATGATATTTCGACCAACGAATCTGTCGAAGAGGTATCCGAAACCAAAACTCCAGAAAAGAAGTTCGAAAGCTACTCTCGTGACGAACTGCTGTCGATGACAGATGGACAGTTCAACTCCCTAGTGCCACACAGCGCCATGGAGATGTCACAGGAGCAGATGTCAGTAGCAATGCAGCGTAAAAACAGCTCCAAGTAATCTATATTTTCGAGCGGGAGTTAGCTATTCAGGGGTCTCCAGTGTCCCGCGACGCTGCCTAACGGATGCTCAACTTTAAACAACAAACCGATTGCAAAGATGTGCCCCACCTCGCAAACTTTACAGGTCCTATAATGAGACCCCAACCTACTACCAAAGGAACAATTATGAACCCCGTCCCAATTGCCCAGTTCACCGCACGCACAATCGTTGCTGTTGTAGCTGCTAAGTTTATTGGAAACTCGCTCAATGCCAACACGAACGCCAACGACACCACAGTCAAGGTTACTTCGCTTGTTGGTGGAGAGCTTGTTGCCCAAAAACTTTCGCCGTACACAGACTCGATGGTGCTTGACGCTGTAACTCGCATCCAGACTGCTCGTAACACCCCAAGCAAGTAGAACATCTCAAAGCTAGATACCATCAACAAGGTATTTAGTTTTCATTTTTAGAATCGAGGACTAATGGAAAACTATCCGCCAAATAGTAACAGCAAGAAAGAGCCGTCTAAGAAGCCAGAGGCTAAGAAGGTAGAGAAGGTTGTTTCTGGTGAAGTCGTTCGTCGCAAGAAGTCTCTGAGTAAGCGCTTCACGGAAACCTTTGTCGGTGGTGACACTAGGGGAGTTGGCGCATATGTTTTTTTTGACGTAATGATCCCAGCCGCTAAGGACATGATGGCAGATGCAACAAGTCAAGGCGTCGAGAGAATGCTTTTTGGGGAAACACAATCTCGTGGCCGAAGCAGTCGAGGTCGATCAAACGGTCATATTGCATACAACCGAATGGTTGGTAGCGATCCTCGAGGACGAGCCGGTCGCCCAGACGAGCCCAGAACCTTGAGTCGTAAGTCTAGGTCCACACATAATTTTGATGAAATTTATTTTGAAAGTCGTCACGAGGCCGATGATGTTCTAGGTCGTCTCTACGATTTGTTGAGTCAATACGACCAAGCAACTGTCGGAGACTTCTATGAGCTTTCGGGTATAACGGAATCGTTCACAGATCAAAAGTGGGGATGGACAGACCTTCAGGGCTCCAGGGTTACTAGATCTCGTGGTGGGGCATATTTGGTTGAGCTCCCACGCCCAGAGCCATTGGATTGAAATAGCTAAGGACGGACAAAGATGAGGAGTATGGACCCGCCCGTGTCTATCTATACAGACAAAGAGGTTTGTAGCTTTGCTCTTGGCGGAGAAAAGTATTGTTCTGGGAATCCAAGGTTTCCTGACACACATGCAACGCTTTGTCCGTCATATTTGAATAATAGACCAGTATAAAATACCCTAAGACATTTAACAAGAGATGGAGTTATAAAATGAAGTATATCCCAAATTCAATTAGCAGCACAGTGGGCCGTCAACTTCTCCGGGCCCAAAAGCACTCCCCGACCATGTTGTTTGCTGCCGGAACGGTCGGCGTAGTCGCAACTGCAGTCCTGGCTGCTCGTGCAACGCTTCAACTAGGGGAAGTTATCGATCATACCGCTAGAGACCTAGAGGCAGCAAATGATATTCGTGAGTCTGGTCAAAACACGGCCGATGAAGACCAGAAGGTCGTTATTTACATTCGTACTAGAGGATACTTGGAGATCGTAAAGCTTTATGCACCTACGGTCATTGTTGGTGTAGCCACAATAAGCGCACTAAGCGGGTCTCATAACATTTTGACTCGTAGAAACGCAGGTTTGACTGCCGCATACAAGGCGCTCGAGAAGACCTTCGATGATTATCGTCGTCGCGTTTCTGATGAGTTTGGTAAAGAGAAAGAAACTGAAATTCGCCGCAGCATTAGAAAGGAAGTTGTTGCGAACGATAAGGGTAAGAGTATTGAGCTTGATTACGTAGACCCTAATGGTATTTCTCAATACGCTCGTTTCTTTGATGAGTATAACGAAAACTGGGGAAAGCGTTCTGAGTCAAACAAACTGTTCCTTACCGCCGTACAGAACCATATGAATGAGATGCTGTGGTCTCGCGGTCACGTTCTCTTGAATGACGTGTACGAAGCACTTGGTATGGACCGATCTTCGGCCGGTTGTGTAGTTGGTTGGACCACAAAGAGTGACGGCGATCAACACATCGACTTTGGCATGTATAATCCGGATAACGAGAAGGCTCGTGAGTTCGTTAACGGTAATGAGGCATCCATTCTGCTCGACTTCAATGTCGACGGTCTCGTCTATGATAAGATCTGAGGAAGATCATGAATACGAAAACCCTTGTGAAATTTGCAACCAAGCCGAAGGTCGTTACGACATCAGTTGCAACCTTATCGTTTGTCCTAGGTGCGGCGACAAGCTATTTCGTGCTGAATACGAGGTTGTCGAATAAGTATGAAGCGTTGGCAGAGGAAGAAATCGCCAAGGCGAGGCAGTACTACAGTGCTATCAATAAAACCGAGAAATTTGCTACACCAGAGTCAGCAGTTCAGGCGCTTATCGGTGATCAGAAGCGAGTCGTAGAAGAGATCATTAATAAGGGTGATTATCGCCCGTCGGACAGCAAACACGATGACGATATTTCTCAGAAAGACTCCATCGAAAAGTCCTTGACCATCGGCGCTGAAGAGGACGTTGAGTCAGTAGAGGTCGTTACTAATGTATTTGCCACCTCGACTCCAGCTAGTCAGGACGACTTTGACTATGTCGCTGAGGTTGCTCTTCGAACAGAAGAGACCCCATATGTCATCACCCACGATGAGTATTTTGAGGGGGAGACGAATTATGCACAGACCTCTTTGACATATTTCGATGGTGACGGTATTCTTACAGACGACCGTGACCATCAAGTAGACGAAGTGGAGTCGGTCGTAGGACATGATAACCTCGAGAAATTTGGCTATGGGTCTAAGGACGCCAATATCGTTTATATTCGAAACGACAGGATGACCATCGATATTGAAGTAACCCGCAGTACCGGAAAGTACACCGAGGAAGTTCTTGGTTACATTGAGCATTCCGATAAGAGGCAAAACCGCAAGTTTCGACGTGACGATGAATGAGCGAGTTACTTGACGAGTCATATTTGACATGGCTATATGGTCAGGTCAGCTCAGTCAGGACTAAGTCGCCAACAAGGACTCATTGGGGCCTTCTAAGGCAGCTCTATACAACAGAGTTTGTCTGGTTTGTTCCGAACGACGACAATCGAGCAGAAGATGGGAAAGAGTTAAGGAAGGAATTCTTTCTTGACGAGAGCATATTTGAAGTTGATCCGGATTGGATAGATCTCGAATGCTCTGTTCTTGAGATGCTCGTTGCTCTATCTCGTCGTCTCTCTTTCGAAGCTGAGGGTGAGACACGATGGTGGTTTTGGCACTTACTTGAAAATCTTGAGCTGACTCATTACAACGACAAAGAGTACGACAATCAAGACTATATTAACAAAGCAATAGATCGTCTTTTGAATAGAAGGTACAAAAAAGATGGACTTGGTGGTTTGTTTCCATTGGACTATGCTGGCGAAGATCAGAGGAAGGTCGAGCTCTGGTATCAACTTGCTAGTTATGTTATTGAACGAGAGGAGGGTTGATGGATTTCTATCAAATTTGCACGAGGGAAACGAAAAGTGGAACTCTAGAGTTATTTCCAGATTTTAGAGTCGGACGATCAAAAGATCTCATGGTTCGAGGACGAGGATTCTATGCTATTTGGGACGAGGCAAATAGTGTTTGGTCTCAGGACGAGTATGATGTTCAACGTCTTGTCGACGAAGAACTGCGCGCATATTCTGATGAAGGAAAAGCAAAAGGTATAACATACCAAATAAAAGACATGCGCTCATTCAGCACAAATGCTTGGAGTCAATTCCGAAAATACATGCAAAATATTAGCGACAATAGCCATCAACTCGATGAGCATTTAACTTTTGCTAACAGTGAAGTTAAAAAAGGCGATTTTGTCAGTCGTCGACTTCCATATTCTCTTGTTGCTGGTGATCACAGTGCGTGGGATGAACTTGTTGGTACACTATATTCTGTGGAAGAAAGGGAGAAGTTAGAGTGGGCCATTGGCGCGATTGTGTCCGGGGATTCGAAGAAGATTCAGAAGTTTCTCGTTCTGTACGGCCCGGCTGGGACCGGAAAGTCAACTATTCTCAACATTATTCAAAATCTATTCGAGGGGTACACCACATCGTTCGAAGCAAAAGCTTTGGGTGCGAATGGAAACGCTTTCGCAACTGAGGCTTTCAAGAATAACCCCCTTGTCGCTCTTCAGCATGATGGTGATCTTTCTAAGATCGAAGATAATACTAAGTTGAATTCTATCATCTCTCACGAGGAGATGACCATGAATGAAAAGTATAAGCCGAGCTATACCTCTAAAGTAAATGCTTTTTTACTAATGGGAACAAACCAACCGGTAAAAATCTCGGATGCTAAATCCGGTATCATTCGGCGCCTTATCGACGTACACCCCACTGGAGTTAAACTACCAGCGAAGCACTATGCCGCTTTGATGAATCAGATTGACTTTGAGCTAGGTGCGATTGCACAGCATTGTCTAGAGACATATAGAAGTATGGGTAAGAATTATTACAATGCATATCGCCCACTCGAGATGATGCTTCAGACAGATGTTTTCTTCAACTATATTGAGGCAAGCTATGACGTATTCAAGGAACAAAACAGCACGACGCTTCGTCAAGCGTATATTCTGTATAAAGAGTTTTGTGCTGATACTGGCATTGATCGCGTTCTTCCGCAATACAAAGTCCGAGAAGAACTCAGAAACTACTTTGACGAGTTTAAAGATCGAACCACCATCGACGGTGTTGTTCTCAGAAGCTATTATTCGGGCTTCAACGCCAACAAATTTAAGACGGCGTCTAAGAACGACACTACGTTTTCGCTCGTCATGGACGAAACAGAATCTATATTTGACGCCGAGTTTGGGACGAATCTGGCTCAACTTGCCAGCAAAGTCGACACACCGAAAAGGGCGTGGGATCTTGTTAAGTCGACCTTATCAAAAATTGATACTTCTATGGTTCACTTTGTACAAGTGCCTGTTGAACATATTGTCATTGACTTCGACCTTAAGGATGAAAACGGCGTCAAGTCGGCTGAGAGAAACCTTGAAGCAGCGAGTCAATGGCCAGCAACATACGCAGAGTTCAGCAAAAGTGGGGCCGGAGTCCACCTCCACTACACCTACATTGGAGATTCCACTCAACTTAATCCAATTTACAGCGATGGAATCGAAGTCAAAGTTTTCACTGGAGGAAGTTCTCTACGCAGAAAACTTACGAAATGCAACAATGTTCCGGTCGCGGATCTAAACGGAGGGTTGCCTCTTAAGGAGAAAAAAATGCTTAGTGAAAATCAAATTAAGAGTGAAGCTGGACTTAGATCCATGGTTACTCGTAACTTGAAAAAAGAAATTCATCCGGGAACGAAGTCGTCTATTGATTTCATTCAAAAAATCCTCCAGGATGCTTATGATTCTGGAATGGCCTATGATATCACAGACATGCGGGGCCCTATCACCGCGTTCGCAAATAATAGTAGCAATCAGGCGATGGTCTCACTAAAGACTGTTCAAAGAATGAGATTTCAAGGATCGGATATTCTTAAACCATCGGCTAAGGGCCCTGACGATTGGGAAGCCGAACACGTTGCCCCGCAGGCTAAGGACGAACGAATCGTCTTTTATGATGTTGAAGTATATCCAAATTTGTTTGTTGTTTGCTGGAAGTATCAAGGTAGCGACACCGTTGTTAGAATGATCAACCCCACAGCACAAGAGATAGAATCTCTATTCAGATTCAAGTTGGTTGGGTTCAATAACCGTCGTTACGATAATCATATTCTGTATGCCGCATCTATGGGATACAGCAACGAACAGATTTATAAGTTGAGTAGCAAGATCATCAATAACGACAAGAATGGGTTGTTCCGAACAGCCTACAGCTTGTCTTATGCCGATATTTACGACTTCACATCAAAGAAACAGGGCCTTAAGAAGTATCAGATTGACTTGGGTTTACCTCACGTTGAGATGGATTTGCCTTGGGATGAGCCCGTCAACAAGGAAGACATTCCAAGAATTGTTGAGTATTGTGTAAGCGACGTCACCTCCACCGAGGTTGTCTTTGATTCTAGAAAACAAGACTTCGTAGCTAGGCAAATCCTCTCTGAGTTAAGTGGGTTAACCTTAAACGACACAACTCAGAATCACACTGCAAAGATCATATTTGGAAATGAACGAAAGCCGCAAGACAGTTTCGTATACACCGATCTAAGAAAGGAGTTTCCTGGTTATGAGTTTGACCTTGGAAAGTCGCTCTACCGTGGCGAAGATCCTAGTGAGGGTGGCTACGTATACTCGGAACCTGGGATATATGAGAACGTCGCCGTATTGGACATCGCTTCGATGCACCCAACAACGATTGAGGTGCTCAATATGTTCGGCGACTTCACGCCAAAGTTTGCAGCACTTAAGGAAGCTAGAATCGCTATTAAGCGTGGAGACTACGCCTTGGCAAAGACACTTCTTGGCGGCAAACTCGAACCTTATCTTGGAGACGAAGCCGAAGCACAAGACCTCTCATACGCTCTAAAGATTGTAATCAACATTGTGTATGGCCTCACTAGTGCTAAGTTCGAAAATCCATTCCGAGATGTTCGTAACGTAGATAACATTTGTGCTAAGCGTGGCGCTCTCTTTATGATCGACCTTAAACATTATGTTCAAGAAGCACTGGGTCTGCAAGTGATCCACATAAAGACCGACTCGATTAAGGTCGCAAACGCATCCAAAAAGCAAATCAAGGATATTTCAGACTTTGGAGCCAAGTATGGATACGACTTTGAACATGAGAACACGTTCGATAAGTTTTGCTTAGTCAATAAGGCAGTTTATGTTGCTCGAGAGGGCGATAAGTGGACCGCAGTTGGGCCAGAGTTCCAGCATCCCTATATTTACAAGACTCTGTTTACCGGAGAAGAAATTACCTTTGACGACCTCTGTGAGACCAAGCAAGTTACACAGGGATCTATGTACTTAGACTTCGATGGTGTTAATCGACCGATGTATCTGGCTGAGGGACCAGAGTTCGTTGGTAGGACAGGTCGTTTTGTGCCTATCGTTGAAGGCGGTGGTGGCGGAATCCTATTGCGAGTTAAAGACGACAAGCAGTATGCCGTCGCTGGAACTAAGGGATATTTCTGGATGGAAGCCACACAGGCTAAGTCGTTGTATAAAGACGATGATGGTAAGATCGACATCAACTACTTCGAACATATTGCAAGTGAAGCAGTTAATACGATCAACAAGTTTGGGGACTTTGAAGAATTCGTCAAATAGATCATTGGATGGGCGGGGCTTGCTTATCGTAGGTCCCGCCTCCCGAGGTTTTTATATTTAGGAGCAAAGAATGAAGCATATTAATACCGACCCACAATCATCCATGGATATTTTCATTAGTTTCTTTAGTGAGGAGTTTTACATACCTAAGCATCGTCAAGAAGGGGAGTGCTTGGAATGAAGTACAGTCATCGAGTTTCAGAAGTTGAGGCCAGGCAGGTAACCCAAGAGAACGTTTCCGAGATCGCAGAGTGGTGTCAAGGAGTTGTTATCGAAGAACACGACCCTTTTGATAACTCGAAGATTTTCCTATCATTAAACGCCCCAACTCGCCTAGGTGGACGAAGAGCAGGAGAGGGGGACTATGTAGTTGAAGTAACAAATGGAAGGTTTGAGGTTCATGGTTCTATCTATTTTGAAACTGCCTATGAGCCCGTACGTTGACGCTAGAAATGAAACTCGTTGGCTAGCTACAGCATCAATCATATTTGTGGTTATAGTTTTTGGCTTCGTGTCTATGTACTATACTCATCGTTTAGATAAAGCAGAACAAGAGTTTCTTCGAAACCAAACCCATATTTACGACAATTTAGAGGAGATACCAATGGACCTTTTACTTAAAGCAAAGATTCTTGTGGTTGAGCAACATAAGTTACAAGATTGGGATGTCGATTCGAACGAATCACTTTTCAAAGATTTAACCGTCGACGACATTTACGTTGTCTGGTTTAGCAAGACTCTTGGTAACTGGAAGGCTCTACTTAGTAGCGACGCTTGGGATGATACCAGCTACTATGAGATTACACACAACGGTGACAAACATGAAACATATGTCGATCACTATCGTAAGGTGTCAAACAAAGCAGTCCAAGACGACACTGTTGAAACCCTTCGTGAAAAGATCAACACCGCTGCTCGGGATATTTGAAAGCCATGGATAAGCGAGAAGCAGTTGAGCTAACGAAGTCGGTTAACGCGTTAAACAAAAGTCTTAAGGAAATGTCAAGCGTGCTTAAGAGCTACAACGAAAACTTTGTGGCTTTTGCTCGCATTATGAAAGATAGAATGGAGACACAAGAATGATTGGACACGAGGAAATCGAGAACCGTTTTGGTCACCACAAGGCAACCTTGGAAGGTGATGAAGCAACTCTCCCGAAGCATATTCAGTTGCGTGCTCACTTCTCAAGCCTTGCTGGTTTTCTAGATGAGATTCTTCCAGATGGCAGAGAAAAATCAGTCATGTTTACTGAGCTAGAGAACGCCAGTATGTGGGCGCACAAGTCTGTAGCTAAAACTGCGCCTCTAGAGTTGGGCGTCTGATATGGCTAGCGAAAATCTCATCATCGAAGACGCCAATGTAGTTTTTCGAAACTTTGCCGGTCGAGAAGGCATGTATAACGCTGAGGGACAGAGAAATTTCTGCGTTATTCTTGATGATAAGCCAGCAGAAGAAATGGCAGCAGACAGCTGGAACATCAAGTATTTGAAGGCTCGTGAAGAAGGTGACACCCCAACACCATATGTTCAGGTTGCAGTGGGTTTCAAGGGTCGCCCCCCAAAGCTTGTTCTCATCACTTCTAGAGGAAAGACTGAATTGGATGAGGATGAAGCAGAGCTTCTTGACTGGGTCGATATTGCTGGAGTAGACCTAATCATCCGCCCTTACAACTGGTCTGTCAACGGGAAGTCTGGAGTAAAGGCATATTTGAAGTCCATCTTTGTCACTGTTGATGAGAGTGCGTTGGATATTAAGTATGCTGAGGTCCCCGAGCTCGAACGAAACGCTCAACCAGCAATTGAAGGCGCTAAGCTTGCTATTGAATCTGGTGATGATGGAGATATCATCGATGCAGAAATTGTAGACGACGATGAGTAGTGACAAAGAGATAGCCATCCGAGAATTTGCCCTAACTCAAGCAAATCTTATATCAAAGGGTTACGATAATCCATATGCCATAACGAAGCTTGCTTCAGTGTTTGAATCATATCTATGTGATGGTTTCGAGATCAATCTTGATAATAAACCGGCTGGGTTTGAGGTTCTTGGGTCTTTCTGCTTTACCAATGGTCGAGTGATCAACCATAAGGGCGAGAACTACTACAAGGCTTGCGATGCAATTGTTGCAAAGCTTGACGATTTAGAAGGCGGTATGTCTCATTGTGTAAAGAGATTAGACCACCCGTCAACTGAACACGAAGATTACCAAGGAAGAGTTAAGGTGTATACATGAGTAACCTAGTAGAACACGCAAAAACAGAACTTGAGTTACTTGGCGAAGACCCAGAAGTCATTGAGGGATATTTGAATGTCATCCAGGCATTCGCAGATATGGGTCACTCTGGTGGCTCGGCTTCCGTTGCGATCCCGACCATTAGTCGTCTTCTTAACTTTGGGAATCTAAAACCTCTGACAAGCGACCCGGACGAATGGGTCGACCACACTGAGGTTAGTGGAAACAACCCCCTATGGCAAAACAAGCGAAATTCAGAGGCCTTTTCTTTAAATGGAGGAAAGACATATTACCTCTTATCCGAAACGTCGGGTAAGAAAAAGAGAGTCATTCACTACTCGATGCCAAAAGTAAAGGAGTCAGAATGATATTTGCAGGCTTTTTAGCTGGCGCGATTGCGGTTCTTATTGGCGTGGCTGTAGGCATCTCAATCAAACAACCAGACAATAAGGAAAAGTAAGTATACTTGCAGTGAATACTAATTCACAAGCAGCAGAACGTTTAATCGACACACTCATAGCTCATCAAATAGTAGAAAGTGGTATCATGACACTCACTTCAAAGTTCTCTCACAAGCCATCTTTCGTAGATGCCGCACTGGTCACCGAAGAAAACATGAAAGAAGTTGCAGAATGGTGCAACGGAACGATTCTTACGTTCGATGAAACCGAGAAGGTGAAGAACGTTGAGTATATTAAGGTCCGTGTACAGCACCCGATTAGTCAAAGGCAGACTAAGGCATTTGTTGGTGACTTTGTTCTCTATGGAGGAAAGAGCTTCAAGGTATATCCTGAAGGCGCGTTCCATAGGACGTTCGATAGCGTTTTTCTGGAGAATGCAGATGGACCAGTTGAGATCCCTCAGCCAAGCGACACCCTACCAGAACCAGGAGTGGCTGTACATGTCGCAACTGAGCAAGAGATTGTCCCTGGCGTGACCGCAACTCGCATTGAAGAGGCAAACCTTTCTGTGAGTGGAGAACAGATCATTGGCCAAGTTACCGACATTCGAGAATCGGAAGAAGGACTTGAGTTCGACTTCACCGTGAATAGTGCGAAGGCTGCTGAAGCGGCATCTCGTATTGCTGGAGCGACACCAAAGGTATATGTAGACGAGGTCGCAGAAGAGCCAAAAACATCCTATACAAAGGCTGAGTATGAGGCCCTCAACAAGGTCAATCCAGACCGAATCTGACCAAAAAGATATTTGTAAGATTAACTAAGGAGCAAACTATGGTAGCACAGATTAAGACAATCACCCTCAAGGACAACTCACACCAGGTCATGGACGTTCACTATATTCGAGTGAATAAGGGTAATCGAAAGGGTGCCGCGGCCGCTTTTGGCGGACAGCTTTATGATCACTCAGACGGCACCTTCCACATTAACTTGAAGACTAAGGTGAACGATAAGGTTAAAACCATCGTTGTTGTTTCTGGGGACTTTGTGTTTTGTACAGGAACAAACAATCGTTGGCAGGTCAAAAACCTAGCCGCCTTCAACAAGCGATTCTCGAATGTCGGTAAAATCTGATTGATATTTGTATGTGATGGACGGGTACCCAAAACCCAGGGCTAAGTCGTGTAAACCGAGTAAGCCTGTCTCTCGCATAAAGATATTTAGTTTCTATTTATACTAGGAGAAAATATGTCACGAGCTGAGAATGAGTATCGAGATTTACCTAAAAATCTTAGAGTAGGTTACTCTGAGAAAATGGATTCGAAAGAAATGGATTATAACGCTTTCGATAGTAAGTTTGATCGACTTTCTGACTCTCTAGACGGTCTTGAGAAACTTTGTGAGGACCTTAAGTCATCTCTGGAGCCGATTCTGATACCCCCCGAGAATGTCCCTACATGTGAAACTCCGTATGATTGTGATGCTCAAAATTTTCAGACTAGTATTTTTGAGCAGAGGATTTCAGACGCCATAGAGAAGGTTGACTCTCTAAGAGATGGGTTTAGACGACTTTCTGTCAGAATTGATATTTAACTCGTCTGAGCGAGCATAAATAGAGGTTAGGCTCATAGCGGGTGGTGTGAACGCTGAATGGCTTTTTTAAAAAGCTTTGAGTTCCTTAAACTAGTAGATTCAGCTACTGCTAGTGCCATCGTCGGCGGTCAAGGAAAAGACCGAACACTCGATAGGACCACTCAGTAAGCATGCCTTGATATTTGAGGTAGGTTTCTGTGGATGATCACCTATCAAGTAGGTAGTTATAAAACCAGCTCGTGGATTTCTCCCGTGAGGGGTCGGAGGGTGAGCACTACTCCAAGTGCGGACCTAACGTCTAGATGTATGGAGCGTCTAGAGACGAGTGATGTGACGCCACCCGGTACACGGGGCGTTTTGATGTGGGACAGTACCTCCGGCGCAAAACCCACACACTTTTAATCTAAAAAAACAAACTATATTTAGGGGTTTACAATGACTGATACTTTTTGGGCTTTGGTTGGCGTTGACTTTGTCCTCCTATTCGGATTACTTACAACTTTGTATTTGATTTATAAAGAAAGTAACAAGTGACATCAAGGCGCCTGTAGCTCAGCTGGTTAGAGCAAAGGACTCATAATCCTTCGGTCGTGGGTTCAAGCCCCACCGGGCGCACTAGTGGTTCTGTGATTAAGGCTATGAGCACAGACATTGGGCATTGGGGCTGCAAGACGAATATTCGTCTACCCGTTAATGTGACAGTCTAGAGACACCTATTCTGGTATCCGGTATAGGTAGCGTAAGTTCTTAAACTACTGTCAGCCACTTTTATTTAAGCAGTACCATTGTCTATAGAAGGAGGCGTTGTTGTGCTAGTGATTAAGGCTATTTTAATTTGATCTTAAGATACAATTATATCCTCTATCTGATAGGCAAATCATGAAAATGCTTTCACAGGATTACAACGGTATTTTTTTCAAACACAAACAAAATACCTACCAGCTTTTTAACGTGACACCCATCATGAGCTATGGTTCGAACTTCGAAACGATTACCTTTTCGGTTAAAGCCTATTTAGAAGGCAATGATGCCTCACTTCTCATAACCGTTGCGGCCAAGTTGACCATATGTTCTACATCCCTTGTATATTATACATCTGGAGACATTAACAAAGTGATATTTGAAAAATTATGTAACACAATTGATAAGGATTTTTTTAATGGCGACATAGTCACTAGAGGCGAAGTTTTTAGCCATGCGCTTATTGAAAAATTCAATACAGAAAAGCCTACGGGATATCAAGCTTTTCAGAATAAGTACTCTCAAGAAGTCGAATCAGAATCGGTTGTTGGTATTCTAGCAATTCCTGGACTATCCACCAGAATACTAATGCCTTGCTATTCCGATGAGGAATTCAGCTTTTGTGTATTTAGTCAAACTCTAAGCAAAGCCATTGTGCACCTCAATGATGTCCACCATTGGACTAGAGAACAAATTGCAGATTGGCTAGACGTAATCCATGACGAAAAACTCGTAGACACAACCATCAAAGAAAAGAGTATAGTATGAATATTTCAGTTATCGACAAGAATGCTGCCACCGTCAAGGAAACTCTGACTGAGAACGAGCAGAAGGTCATTGATCGTCTGGGTGAAGTTCGTCTGTCTGATCTCATTCGAATTGGATCGAGAGGCAGCGATCAGAAGGTTGGTGGGTGGACGGGGGAATTTGGAGAGATGTGTGCTCTTAGCTCAGCACTTGCGGGAGCTAAGGCCTACGGTCTTCGGTAAGGAGTTTGACTGGTCCAGAAATTACTTTATTTGAAAGGAGGTGTCCTTATGCGAGCGATCAAGAGGGACTAAAGCGCTTTAGCTTATATTTGAATGATGTAGGAGGGGGTCTCACACGAGGCCTTCTCTGCGGACCTCTAGCTCAGTTGGCAGAGCAGCGGACTTTTAATCCGCGGGTCGTCGGTTCGATCCCGACGGGGTCCACGAACAATCATATTCTAAACACAGGAGAATTAAACAATGGACACGTTTATCGTGGGGTCAAAGAAATTCAAAGCCTGGTCTAAAATGAGATGCGAACTCGGCAGATCTGAGCCCGTAAATCACGAAGCACACGTTTGGGATGGACGCCATACAATTTATGGACCATATTTTTGTCCGGGGTGGCCTGAGTTTATACCTAAACATCGATCTAATGTAGACCCGCAGTAGCTATATTCCAAACACAGGAGAATTAAATGAAAAAGATCCCAACCCTATTCTTAAGAAACCCAGACGATAGACGACATGTCACCAAAGAAGTAACCCCAGGCTGCGAATGGGTTATTTCTGGAGAAGGTGTTCCGACCAGAAAGTATGATGGGACTTGCGTTATGTTAGATGGCACTGGCCGATGGTGGGCTCGACGTGAGGTGAAGAAGGGTAAACAGTCACCATATATGTTTATGCGCGTCGATTACGATACGGTGACTGGAAAACAGGTTGGCTGGGTACCAATCGAGGACTCTAGCTTCTATAAGTTTTTCTTGGAGGCTTTGACTAATTCCACTCCGACGAATAAGGGGACATACGAGCTCTGTGGCCCAAAAGTTAATGGCAATCCAGAAGACACTGAGGGTCATGAGCTATTCTCACATGAAAATGCTGATTTGGTTTGGTTCCCGTTTGAGGCTAGTGCCCAACTTATTGCGCACACTGTTCAGAAACTTACCATCGAGGGAGTTGTTTGGCGCCACCCAGATGGGCGTATGGCAAAACTAAAAGCTCGTGACTACAAGTAAACCAACTATATTCATATAATAGGAGACGCAATGCAGTTCTCATCTGGACATGATTTGGCAAAAACTTCAATTGACCTTGAACCTGATAGTCCTGAGACTAGAGCTTCTGCGCACAGGACGTTGTTGAAGTTCGGACAGGAAGATCTTTCTGAAATGCTTGGTGTTCTTAGCCCAAACCCTTCGTACACCGTTTAGTGAGACCGCACGATTTACAAGTGGTGTAGTGAGACCCCCAACCAAGGAGAAGTTATGAACGACACAACCCAAGCTGTATTGATCATGTTCGGATATTTTGCACTCGGTGTCACTATCATGGCGATGATTAGCTATATTGTTAATCATCAACACGACAGTCACCCAGAGCTAGATACCGAGCCTGTTCTGACACCTCGCTACCACAATCGTCACTGACCCAAAAGTAAAACATCTCGACAACTAAGTGCCAACAAGGTATTTAGTTTTCACTATATTTAAGGAATTCAATAATGACCCCACAACCACAGGCAATCTTGATCACGGAATCCACATACCCAATCGCAGTTGCATGTCTTGCTGGTGGGTTTTCTACGATACCCATGGATAAAGTTCTCGGATGTGTTCTCATAATTAATAAAATGTGTGCAGAACAAGTTGCGAACGACAGAAGTCCAGGAGTTTTACTTGGGAATAGCTGGATGTCTCGGTATGAGTTCGATAAACGATTTCGACTATCAGACGAACATCTTGTTCTATATTTGAACGATCGCTTTGCAGAAATTGAAGCGATTTAAATAATCTATAACAAAAAACAGGAGATATAATGTTTAAAAGATTCCGTTTCACATTCATCGCTGTATTCGTAACTATGATCGCTGTCGGAGCAACGCTTTTGACATTCAATTCAGCCAATGCTGATCTGCCAGAAAAGAAGTTGGTTGTTGTCGGAGATTCAATCACGGCGCGATACAATGATATTTCAGGAGATGCGAACGAAGGCTGGTGGAGTATGGTTGGCCACGAAATGGGATACACGCCAGTAAAGGTCGCAGTGTCTGGCGTCGGATTCATGCGAAAGCAGCCTGACTGTAGTGGTATTCGTTTTGGTGGGATGCTCTCGCAGGTCATTGCCGAACAGCCTGATATTCTGATTATTGCAGGTGGACGAAACGATTGGCGAGATTGCGCTAGCTCTTCTCATGCGTCTGAAGCTAAGGTTCGAGACCACGCATTCCGATATTTCCGAGCATTGAACGCAAGGCTCGGTCTCATGGGAATCACCTCAGATGACGTCTACATGATGTCGCCTTGGGGCGCGGCTGCATCTTCACACATGTGGATTCGTAGTGTAGTTAAGGATGAGGGTGAGCGATTTGGCTTCACTTGGATTCCTACGTCATATTTACAGGATGGACACGGGTGGAGCGTGGATCGTACTCATCCTACGCTTGCTGGGAACGTTGAATTGAAGCGGCGGGTTCTGAAGTTCTCAGATCTTCTGTGCCGATGAAAGAAGCAGGTGCGGCGATGGTCATCATTATCATCTTGGTGGCCATCGCCCTCCTGCAGGACCCAACACCATCCTGCTTGACCGAACACGTTAGGTGTATAAGATGACTATGACAGATACTGCATCGACAGATTTCATGTTGCATGATCCGGAGAAAGAAAATCAAGACGGGGACTTGGCGCACATTGTTAACCCACCAATGAACCTTCATATTTGGACTCCAGGCATGGACATGTATGAGTTGGTTGATATTGCTAGAGAGAAGAAAATTGAAGTAACAGCTCTTTGTGGCCTTGTATTTATCCCGAAGAAAGACCCAGATCCTCTTCCAGCATGCAGTAAGTGCCTAGAGATTGCTGGCGAGCTCATGAGGAGTAAGGGTGAGTGACATGATTAACGATTCCTGCGCTAACCCGGACGAACATTCTGGGCATAAACATATCCTAAAAGTAGTATCTAAATGTGATGGTATGTCTCCTTGCGGCGCTCAGCTACACAGTATGCACCTGATGTCTAAGGACAAATATTTTTGGTGCAATGGCGTCTGTAATTGTGGTCTTGATGGAGACATTAAACGCGGTCCGGGTAGACACAAATAACCTCGTAGGTTCTACAGGCCTTATAATGAAACCCCTACGAAAGGCCTATTATGACCACAATCGAAACAGAAACACACCCCTGTGAGATGCTTTACTGCAACATGATCGTCACATTTGATGACGAACCATATTGCTTTGAGCATTCTTCCTGGGATGGTTCAACTGTCTTTGGTTACAGCTACAAAGCCACCCACTAGGATCGAAGAACTAGATACCCTCAACAAGGTATTTAGTTTTTTCCCTACCTTAAATAAAAAGGATACCCTATGTTAACTTGTTTAAAAATCGTACCAGAGACCTACCACTTGTATGTTGCCTTCATGGAACTCGAGGGTGTGGAGATTTTGTCTGGGTCTCAAACCAACAACAACTATATTCTAAAGAACGGTGTAACAAAGACGTGGGAGTGGATTAATCAACATGAGTTTGAGTTGAATTACAAATGGGTTGATGGTCGAGCCAGCGCTGCCGGTTGGACCCCAGTGGTTCGAATCAACGAGGACATGGATCTTCTTTAGCTCGCAGAAAAAACATGGTGTATAATAGACCCCTATGAAAGGCCACATCATGAATACCACCACTGACCCCATTGATGCCCACAACGCCAAAATCATGGCCGACCTCGAAGAATCCAAGAAGGCAGTCGCTCGTTACAATCGTAACGCGTACCTGCTTGCTGGAGGATTCGCCGTTGGCTTTGTTGGACGTGTTGCATACAACAAGCTCAGCCGCTGAATTCAAACGCCCCACAATAGAATCAAAAAGACTAGATACCAACAAGGTATTTAGTTTTTCCTCGTAGGATTTACAGGTCCTATAATGAGACCCCTACCTAAGGAGAAATCACCATGACAATCAACTACAAAATCACCACCGCGATTCTGACGCTCGTTGTTGCCGACCACATTAGAAACAACATCAAACTTCAGAAAGTCATCGAGACCACCAAACAAAGCCTCGAAGACGCTGACGAGTTGACTGGAATTTATGCCAAGAAGCTCAACGACACCGGAATCATCCCAGATGAATTTGAAGTCATCATCATGGACAATCTGTGCAAGTAACATCTCAAAACTACAAGATCACAAACACGGTCTTTTAGTTTTTCCTCGGTGGAAAAGTTGCCAACAATAGCACGTAATGTGGCGATAAGGTATCTACGAAAGGGTATCCTAAATGGGTAAAAAAGATTTAACAATTGAGATTGATGAGATGATTGATAACGTAGTGCAGCATTTAGATGTTATTACAAAACAGATTGCTCATATTGAAGCTGATGCATTTGAAAAAGGAACTATACCAGCCGAGTTTAGATACCCAGATGGTAGATACGTTATGGCAGATCTATATTTAGCTAAGAGTCAAATGCTTAGTTCTCTCATAATGCTGAGAAATTCTAGACCCAGCAGATATGATTCAGAATTTTTCTGAATGAAAGGATAGGAGTGCGCCATCGTGACTTGTAAAATTTGTAGAGACGAGATCTTAGTTATGACTCCTCCAGAAAAGGATATTTGCTCACAGAATTGTTTACTGATCTATAAATCTGAAGGGCATTCAAATGGGACATGAGATCGAAACAAAAACTAATGACACATGTGGAGGGTGACGCTTAAATGGAGATTGTATACTTGTCAAAAGAGACTGCACCAAGAATTGCAAAACACTATGGCGTGTCTCAAGAATCTGTGGCATCGGTTCTATATTCATCTTATGCTAAAAACACAGTTCGTGTCTTCTCTTTGGATACCGAGGAATGCTTAAAGGGTTGTTGTTAAACTATATTTAAGAGTCATCTGTCGCAGGTTCTACAGCGCATATAATAGACCCCTACGAAAGGAACCATCATGCAATGCATCTTGCCGTCCCTCGACGTACTCGAGTCCCTGAAGAATCAAGTTACACACGTTTATGTTAGTGCAAGCGGAACGGAGCTATATGCTGCCATTCCCTACAACAACATTCTCATGTTGACTGGTAACTTTGGGTTCATGAGTAACGAAGAGATCAACAAGTACATCCGAGATCATCTCCAAACTGTCTGAGTCTACCAAAAGGCTATTTACCGAAACAAGGTATTTAGTTTTTCGCCCGACTAGCCCAATGGCAGAGGCAGTCGACTTAAAATCGATCCAGTATGGGTTCGAGTCCCATGTCGGGCACTACCTTATCGTAAGATCTACTATCACTATAATGAGACCCCTACGAAAGGAACAATTCCCGTGACCCTATTCGCATTGCAAATCAAGAGCAAATTCTGTTACCACACCTATGTAGCCACTGCCCGAGGTATGGGTATGCCTGTGCTCGATGAAAACGAAATTAAAAACGCCTTCATCATCACCGATTATCAAAAACCCGGCCAATGGTACTGGATGTCTGACGGAAATTTTCACAAGAAATACCAATTCGAAGGTTACCAAGACCAATACTTATTCACAAGAATCTCAATCAGATAGAGCTAGGGCCCTAAACAAGGGCTTTAGTTTTTGCCTATATTTAAGGAGAGTATTATGGAAATAATTAATAGAAAGCATTGCACCCTGTGGATCGAAGGTAAACTTTGTAACGAAGTCGCTGAGGCGGTCACTCACAAGGTGGAAGGTGGTCATGCATTTATTGGCGGTGTTGGAGCTTGGTTTACGGGGGCAATTAAGGATGAACACCTAATTCACATGGCCGGAATATTTAGAAAAAATGTGTTGTTTCCAAAGTGCTGGGGTGACTGGGATCTAAACTCACCATTTAGTACCACCAGTAAACCTGATAATGTGACCTGCCCGAATTGCATTACCTTATTGAAGACGATGGACGATGGACCCGAATATGGTCTTAAGGAGATACTTACGGATGATCTTGTACATTTAACAGATGTCTTATCTGGGGATCGCATCTTACCAAATTGTTGGATGCGAGTGGACCGAAATCAGCAACAGTTCAGCTCAACGACTATTCTAGAAGACGTTACGTGTGTGCAATGTAGATTACACATAATACTTGACAAAGATATATCACCTGAGACGAGCGATCCTGTAAACCACCCATCACATTATACAGCATACAAAAATATTGAAGTCATAGATTTGACTGAGCAAATGAACTTTAACAAGGGTAATGCTGTGAAGTATATTGCTCGAGCTGGTCTTAAAGACCCAGAGAAAGAGATTGAGGATCTCGAGAAGGCAATTTGGTTTATTCAAAGAGAAATTAAGAGAATTTCTAAATCCGAAGAAACGATAGATAATGCTTAAAACAACTGAGTTAAATGACGACACAATTAATGAAATACACGAGAACGTCGGGTTGTCCATGGAAGTTCTGACCAACTGGCTAGAGGCGGATAAGAAGGATGAAGTAAAAAGATACATATCTTACTCTTATGGCGATGGTTGTTATTACTATGCTCATGGATTAGCGCGCACCGGTGAGATATATTACACTTGTGGTGTCCATAACAAGCGTAGCAAGCATCCCATCTCGGTGGGACCCGATAGACCTTGTCTAGAAATAGACCCAAACTAAGGAAAGAGTAAGACTATGGAATTAATAGGACGTAGACTGCCAGATACAGAAAAACACACATTCCCATTAGAGTATGATGATTTGAAAGATGGAGATATTTGGAAATGCTTGAACGATGATGGTACTCCGTGGATGACTGATTATGAAGGTAATCTTACTGGGTTTATTTGGATGTTCAAAGGGCCCGAGGATTCTGGTATAGGAACATTAATTTGTCACACAGTACGAGAGCATGACGACGACACAGTTAGTGTGATACCAGGAGACGGGTCAAGTAATAGTGTATTGCAAGGAGTCGGTGGATCTAACCAATGGCATGGTTATGTTGATCATAATCGCTGGTATTCAGTTTAAGGAGCACTAATGGACACATATGGGTATGTTTCACTTTATATCGTTGGCTTTGTTTCTTGGGGGATGTTTTGGGGGATATTTCTTGCTTCGATTCTAAGCACAAATACGATTGGGCACCGTGATGACTGGGACAATCGTAAAATTGTAGCTCAATTTGTTATAATTACTCCGATGTGGCCTTTTGGCGTGCTTGGGGTGTTAGTCTTCGCCATTCAAAAAAGTGGCGCCATTGTGATCAAAACCGCTTTAGGGAGAGACTAATGAAAGTAAAAGAACTGATTGAGCTGCTGCAAAATGAAGACTCGGAGATGGAAGTAATCACAAACGATGCATATGGTGGACGAGTTGACGCAAGGTATCGTAAAGTTAGATGTCTAGACGATGAGTACTTTAGTCACTACTTCGTAAAGCTAGATGTGCATGGAGAGAAAACCAAAGAGGTAATATATATTGGCTAGGAGGTGAACTATGGCGATAGTACTCAAGCAACATCAGATAGATGCAGTAAACAAACTAGAAAACGGTAAGATCCTTTGGGGCGATGTGGGTACTGGGAAGTCTATCACAGCTTTTGGATACTACATGAAGAACGAAAGCCCAAGGGATATTTACATAATCACAACTGCTAAGAAGCGTGACTCACTCGATTGGGAAGCTGACGCATTGGGCTTCAAGATTGGAAAAGCTAAGGACGCAACTCTGGCTGGAGTTCTCCACGTGGATAGCTGGAACAACATAGATAGATACCTTAACGTAGAAAATGCGTTTTTCATATTCGACGAGCAAAGGGCTGTTGGAGCGGGTAAGTGGTCTAAATCTTTTGTTAAAATCGCAAAGAAAAACCATTGGATCATGTTGTCAGCAACACCAGGGGATACGTGGCTAGACTATATTCCAGTCTTCTTAGCCAACGGGTTTTATCAAAACCGTACTGAGTTCAAGCGGGAACACGTTGTGTATAGTACCTGGTCAAAGTTTCCTAAAGTTGAAAGATATCTTAATGTTGGTAAACTCATAAAACTAAAAAACTATATTTTAGTTGAGATGCCTTATGTTAGGCACACTATACGCAAGAAGACTGAGATCGTTTTACCCCATAGTGAGACATTAATGAAGCGTGTGGTGAAAGACAGGTGGAACGTACACGAAGAACGACCGATCAAGAATCCAGCGGAGTGGTACTCTGTAATGAGACGCGTTGCAAACTCAGATGGCTCACGACTTTCTGCGGTAATTGGTCTAACAAAGAAACATCCAAAACTGATCATATTCTACAATTTCGATTATGAGCTCGAGCAGCTTCGTGTATTAAATGATATTCCTGATTTACACGTAGCGGAATGGAATGGCCACAAACATGAAAGCATCCCTGACACGGACCGATGGGTCTACCTCGTCCAATACCTTGCTGGAAATGAAGGGTGGAACTGCATTGAAACTGATACTATGTGTTTTTACTCTCTCACATATTCTTACAAAAATTTCTACCAGGCCCACGGTAGAATCGATCGACTTAACACCCCATTCATATCCCTCTATTACTACGTACTGAGGTCTAATAGTTGGATTGATTTAGTAATCATGAAGGCCTTAAAGATGAAGAAAAACTTCAACGAAAACGAATACGCACCCACGTTTGAGGAGGGGTAATGTACTATAAATGTCGTCATTTGTTTATGAAAGATGGTTTTGAGAGGGTTAAATGGTGGAGGTATAAGCGAATTTGGACCTGTATATTCTGTGAATTTAGCACATTTCGTGACGATTCTTCTGACGTTTTCGATGAAAGACCAATGAATCATGGTAGATGTGTGGCAGTAAAAGGGCTAAATACGATCTCTAAGGGGGCTAGACGGAGGTCTGAAAGGGCGTAGGGTATCTTTTAAAAACATACCCCCTATGTGAAAAAGGGCTGTTTTGGGGTCAAAAGGCCTTTGAGTAGCCAAATAGTGTCATAAATAATGTCTTTTTTGAGTAATCATAAACCCTACGTGTAAACCGTATAGGTATCTATAATAAGGATACCTATAGCGTTTCTATACAGGGTTTTTCAAAAACCACTATTGTCATTGTTTTTGTCATGTCTAGCAAAAACTAGGAATCGAGGGTAAAGATGGAGATCTGGGAAGAAGTCAAAGAATACTCAAGTTATGCTGTAAGTTCTTGGGGTAGAGTGATGAATGTAAATACTGGGCGCATTCTATCATTAACACAAAATCAGCACGGAACCGTGTTTGTTGGGTTCACCGTAAATGGTCTACAATCAAAACGCTCTGTTGCTCTATTGGTAGCGAATGCGTTTCTAGCCTACCCGTACCATGAATTATTCACTACACCCATCCACCTAAATGGAGATCGAACAGATAACGGTGCGGAAAACTTAGATTGGCGCCCCCTTTGGTTTGCTCAAACTTATCACAGTCAATTCTCTAGAGAGTATCGACATCGTCTACACTTCCCAATTGAGGTGGTGGAGACTGGGGAAGTATATTCTAATTCTATAGAGTGTGCTAAGGCGTTGGGTGTGTTAGAGAAAGATTTGGTAATGGCGGTACTCAACGAGGGACAAGGAAGGGTGGTGTTCCCAACAGATTACACCTTCAGATCATATTAGTGAATAGATACCCCTTAGTCGCAAAAACGCGTACTATAATAGAAGGGGAACCCCCAAGCATTTTAATTTAACCATATTTTTTGGAAAAGGAGGAGTTATGGGTAGACGAAAGCTGGAATCTAAATTTCAACTCGAGTTAAAAAATAAACTGTATGACACGTTTCCTGGATGTGTGATCATTAAGACCGACATCCAAGGATACCCAGACCTCCTAATTATTTGGCAAAAAAGATGGGCTATGCTTGAGGTGAAGCGATCAGAAAAAGAGCGCAACGATCCTGAACCGAATCAGGAATATTTTGTCGAAATGTTCGACGAGATGTCGTTCTGCTCTTTCATCTACCCCGAGATTGAAGAGGAAGTATTAGATGATCTTCAACGAGCACTTAAATCTAATCGGTCGTCACGCGTTTCTATCCGCTAGTAGTTATCATTGGATTAACTATGATGATGAAAAGATCGACCGAACCTATGTCTCTGCTCTGGCAGCAAGACGTGGTACTGATATTCATGCGTTTGCACACGAGGCAATTCGCTTAGGTATTAAGATGGGCAAAGTTAAGACTACTCTGAACCAGTATGTGAATGACGCAATCGGTTATAAGATGGCACCAGAACAGGTGTTACGATTTTCAGATAATTGTTTTGGTACGCCAGATGCAATTTCATTTAGAAAAAATCTGCTTCGTATCCACGATCTCAAAACTGGAGTAACACAAACCAAAGAAACACAGTTAGAGATCTACGCTGCCATGTTCTGTCTTGAGTATGGGGTCAAACCACACACTATCAAAATTGAGTTGCGAATCTATCAAAACGATGAGGTTAGAGTTTATGACGGAGACCCAGACGTGATTGTTCATTTCATGGATAGGATCATATCGGCAGACAAGAGAGTCAACGAGATCAAGAAGGAGGCGTTGTTATAATGGATATGACTGATAAGGAATATTTTGCACACTACGGCACGCCTCGACACTCTGGTCGATACCCTTGGGGTTCTGGCGATGAGAACAATAGAAATCGTTCATTCCTTGGTACCATAGAGGAGCTGAAGCGAGAAGGTCTTAGTGATAAGGAAATCTATGATGGTTTGGGTATGACAAGTACCCAGTTCCGTGCAAGAAAATCCATTGCTAAGAATGAACAGAAGCAATCCGCGATAAACGACGCACAGTCATATAAGAACAAAGGTATGTCTAATGTTGCAATTGGTGAAAAGATGGGTTTGAATGAGTCATCAGTTCGCTCTTTGTTAGCTCCAGGACAGCAAGATAAGCTTTCCATTCTCAATACAACATCGAACATGCTTCGAGATCATGTTGAGGAAAAGTTAGTAATCGACATTGGTGGTGGCGTTGAAAACCAACTTGGAATTAGCAAGGAAAAACTTGGAAATGCTGTCGCCGTACTTGAGGATGAGGGTTATATTAAGCATCAAGTAAAAGTAACTCAGGTTGGTACTGGTAAGCAGACGACTGTGAAGGTGCTTGCTAAGAAAGATCAAGTTTGGTCTGAGATCGTCAGAGACCCAACTAGAATTAAACAGATTCAAGCATATTCCAACGATGACGGAAAAAGCTTTTCGTCCATTCAACCACCAATTAATGTGGATTCTAATAGACTAAACGTTAAGTATGCAGAACAGGGTGGCAGCAAGGCAGACGGTGTAATTTATGTTCGTCCGGGAGCAGCCGAACTTTCTCTTGGTGGCTCTAGGTACGCTCAAGTTCGCATTGCTGTTGATGGTTCACACTATATTAAAGGTATGGCTATGTATAAATCTGGCTTACCAGAAGGTGTAGATCTTCAATTCAACACAAACAAGAGCGACACTGGCGATAAGTTAGATGCTCTTAAAGAAATGAATGTTGATCCAAAAACTGGAAAAACAGATCAAGAGAACCCATTTGGATCTATAGTTCGTCAGATCCCAGATCCAGAAACCGGCAATGTAGCTTCCGCCATGAATATAGTTAATGAAGAAGGCGACTGGGACGATTGGTCTCGAAATCTTTCCACTCAATTGTTATCAAAGCAGAGTCCGTCTCTAGCTAAAAATCAACTTAATATGACATATGAGCAAAAGCAAGCTGAGTTCGACGAAATTATGAGTCTCACCAACCCAGCTGTAAAAAAGAAACTTCTTGATTCCTTTTCGGATGATGTAGATTCTTCGGCAGTACACCTAAAAGCGGCGCACCTACCTCGTCAGAGAACACAGGTGATCCTCCCAATCAATGCGATGAAGCCGGATGAGATTTATGCACCAAACTTTAGAGATGGAGAGCAAGTAGTTCTAGTTCGCTACCCACATGGTGGAACGTTTGAGATCCCCCAATTGACGGTGAACAACAAACAACCAACCGCTAAGCGTTCTTTGGGTAATGCAGTAGACGCAGTGGGTATAAATAGCGAAGTAGCAGAACTACTGTCTGGTGCAGACTTTGACGGCGATAGTGTGTTAGTAATCCCAAACGGCAACTCAAAAATAAAAAGAACAGCACCCTTGGAAAGCTTAAAAGACTTTAACCCACAGAGTGAGTACAAGGGTTATGAGGGTATGCCTAAGATGGATGCAAGAACCAAAGGTATGCAAATGGGACAGGTGTCGAACTTAATCACAGATATGACGATTAAGGGCGCGTCAAATGAGGAGCTAGCTCGAGCAGTTCGTCATTCCATGGTTGTAATCGATGCAGAAAAACATAACTTAAACTATAAGCAATCGGCTATAGACCATACCATCTTAGCATTAAAAGAGAGATACCAGACTAGTTCACAAGGCGGCGCATCCACCCTGTTCTCAAGGGCCAAGAGTCCAATGAGGGTTAGGGAGCGTAAGCAGTTAGTCCGTGTAGATCCTAAGACTGGTAAAAAAATCTTTACTGAGACTGGGGCATCATACACAGACAAGTCTGGTAAGTTAATAATCAAAACAGATCGGTCTGAAAAGTTAGCTGAGACAGAAGATGCGCACACCCTATCGTCTAAGACTCCAATTGAGAAGGTCTATGCTGATCACTCTAACAAACTAAAGAGCTTAGCCAACACAGCTAGAAAGGCTTCTGTAAACACAAAGACGCTTGAGTACTCTCCATCAGCTAAGGTGGCGTACTCGTCTGAGGTGTCGTCCCTAGTAGACAAGCTTAATCGAGCCCTAAAGAATCGGCCTCTAGAAAGAAACGCTCAGATCCTAGCAGGTGCAGAGGTTAGACTAAAGCGTGAATCAAACCCTGGTATGGATGCAGCAGAGCTAAAGAAGATCAAAGGTATGGCGATTGTAACCGCCCGCCTTAGAACCGGGGCCGGCAAAGAATTGATCGACATCACCCCCCAGGAGTGGAATGCTATTCAAGCCGGGGCTATCAGTAATTCTAAGTTGGTATCCATACTAAACAACACCGACGTGGAGAAGGTCAAGAAGTATGCTACACCAAAGTCTAAGCCCTTGATGACGGGAGCTAAGATTAGTAGGGCCCGCGGTATGTTAGCCTCTGGCTACACACAAGCAGAAGTTGCAGATGCTTTAGGTGTCTCCATCTCAACACTTACGGCCGAGCTATGACAAAACAATCTAAACTATACGCCAATCACAGAGAGGTGTGATGATGATAGAACACATGTTAACCACAGTGGACAATCCGTTTGATCCATTCACACACTTCGATGAATGGTATCATTTCGACGCCCAATCTGGTTATGATACCCCCTCCCTCCTGGGCAGGGTGGCTATCACGTCAAACGAATTGTCAGAAGCTGATCAATCTATTGCAATTGAACGCGCAATTGAAGAAATTGTTCGAGAGAACGTTTCTGGTATGCATAAGATGGTAGAAGAGAAGAGATAGGGTGTAGGGGGGGAGGGGGGTCGCACACTCTACCCCCCTCTGCAT